ACCAAGTCCTTGAAAGACTTCGCCATCTCACCATCTTTGATCATGAAAGTGGTATGTAAGTGCTGGTTCAGCTTGACCTGAACTTTTTCTGCAGTAGCATCCTGAATGGTAACAGAGTCGGAATCAATCTTCCGCTTGGCTTCGAACTTGCCAGGCTTACGAGTATTAACAACATCACCATACTCTGCAATTTCATTCTGGAAATCGCGGTGAACTAAGTTACCTGCAACCATGTTCTCTTCAAGAACCATCAGACTTTCAGCAGCCCATACCTCGGGAATGAAAGCCCGACCATCGGTATCGAAGTCGTTATCATATGCTACGGGTGTTACTGCACTAAGTAATGTTTTGCTATTTACCTTGTTCATCTTGTTCTCCTTATATCCGGCCAGCCTTGCGAGCCTCACGATAGGCTTTCGGGTCTTTGGCCAAATGTCCTATGTTTGTTTGTGTTCCACCAGCGGCTTTGTTACCACCTAAGCCACCTGTTCCTTTTCCTTCAAATAGATATTGGTATTTCGGTAGTTCCGTCATTCTCTTAACAGCCTCGGAAGCCGATAAGAGTAATTCTGCGGGCTTACCATCTTTACCTTCTGGGTCAAGAAACTTAACCTTTTCAGTAAATTCACCAGTGCCTACTCCTTCTTCATTTAGAGATTCAATAAGTTCTGTCTTTGGTCTCAAAATAGCAACAATTGTATCATTGTCAAAAGCTTTGTTCATACTTGACGCATCAGAGATTGCTCTCATGACCTTTGATTCAGTATAACGATCTTGCCAACTATCACGTTCAGAGGTCAGAGTTTCAACTAGCTGGCCATGTTGCTTCTCACTTTTCTTCCTATCTCGGTCGAATAGTTCCTCCTTAGTCATCAGTTCTTTCTGAACTGTCTCGAAACGTTGCTCCAAATCCTTACGTTGTCCAGCAGTTAGGTCATTACGTGCTTTGATTGCATCTAACTCAGCCATAGTTCGTTTGGCCTTGTTGCTTTGTTCTGCAATCATCTTATCAACCTTAGCCTGCTGTGCAGGGGTGAAGTCATCATTGCCAGCTGCTGGAGGGTCACCTGCTGGAGGGTCACCTGCTGGAGGGTCACCTGCTGGAGGGTCACCTGCTGGAGGGTCACCTGCGTCGTCATAAGCTACTAACATCATCTGACTAAATAGTTCTTCCTTGATTAACATAATTACTCCTAACTCGATCTCATAATATTAAAATATCCAGTATCACATAGATACGGAACAATAAATCTCCAAGCTGTAAGGCTTGGTACTCCTGCAACAATATGAGGTACAGGTACTTCTCGATCATAAGTAGAACGGACATTCGCGTAACCTTGTGAGGTCATTCCTAAGTTTTCTCCTTCTAGTTGAGGATCAACGCCATCCAGTAGAGCAAGAGCGATCTCGAAGCAGGCATTACCAATATCATCAGGGATAGTTGTATCGTCGCCCCGAGGGAACTGGTTAACCTGATCTGCATCATACTTATCTCCACGATAATTAAGTCTATCAATGATCTTAGTTGCCATTGTTAGTGATTTGTATGTCAATGTATTTGGCTGACCAAATAAGCTACCATCCTCATCAACAGCATCATCCCATGCTTCGACATTTAGTCGCTCATCTGCAAGTGTCTGCGCTTCTGCAGGTGTGAGGTAGTTACTCATTGCTTACTCCTTTGCCACGGGTCTTATCTCCAACCGTATCATCCTGTGTGGTATCTCTTGACTCTTTCTTTTCCAGCTTTGCAGTATCGTCCTCGCTGTCGAAATCCTTAACACCTCTAGCACCATTGAGGCCACTATCATCAATGGCCGCTTTTGATTGTGCTATCGCAATACGGTATAGCCTATCAGCATGGTCAATCTTAGCCTGTTCAACTTCACCCTCTGGGTAATTACGAAGCTTACTTGCTAGTTCTGTGCTAACTAGGCCAGCTTCTAGGTCTTCTCTAATAACCTCTGGGTCAGTGATGATAACTTCAGCCTTATCAATTTCTGCATATATCTTTTTCATTTCATCAAACGATACCCTGTGCCCTACGAGGATATGCGCTACCTGTTTGGATACTGTCTTCTTCAATCCGTTACTTGGTAGCTTAGGCATAAGTTCCATTAGTTTGTCAGCTTCATCTCTACGCTCTGCATCGGTTCTCAGTGTATAGTTTTCTGGGTACTTAACCATTGCTGGGTCTGTATGTTCATAAGATGCCCAAATATCTGCAATAGCTCGTTCGCCCTTCTCTAATACTCCACCAATAGTGGCGAGACCAGATTCTTCACTACTTTCCTCTTCACCAGACATTCCCTTAACACTAAGTCTTGCTAGCTCTTTTATCTCTACTTGCAAGTCCTTCTGTTTCTGCATACTAACTGTAAGAGGCTCAGGGCTAGGATTGATGAAACCGGGGCTATCTACCCCTTTTGGATACCTGCGACCTTGGCCTGTACCTATACGCATCTCGTTATCTCTTGCGGTATTGGAATCAGCTGAGCTGCCTGGGTCTGTATCAGTACCATCGTTACTAGGTGTACCACTACGAAGCAGGTTCGTGACCAAGTCTCTTGGGTCGAACTGTTCGACGTAGAATGGAAAGTTACTCTTGATAGCATATGCGAGGTCAGATGATCCTAAATTCAGTAATGCTATTTGGTAGTCAGCAATATCAGTAAGAATTGATTCACTAATCTCGAAAAGTGTGAATGGTATAGTCTGTAGATTCAATGTGGTCATCATCGTAGATTCTTTACCATCTTTATTGAATGTCTGAACAGTTACACCGCTATCAGTGAGCTTCAGTAGCCTGTAAGCTGACTCTAATCCCGCTGGTAACTCTGTGACTGCGTCACGGGTAAAGACCTGTTCTCTAAGTAGTACTGTTGTTAGTACCCCATTAGTGTAATCCCATGCAAAAATGTCTTCAGCAGTGAAAGTATACAAATAAGGAGTAATGCTGCTCACATCGGTCTTAGATGCCCTTTCGGGCAGAGTTCCACGGTCAACGTACACACCAACTTTACCCATTGATAGCAATTCAGGTAACACTTCGCTACCAATGAAGCCATTCATCGTGGAATTATCTTTATCTACCCCGCCATTACCACCAATAATAGCCTTTTGGTAGGATGGACTCCCACCTGTACGCACGACATCAACTAATCTCTCACTAACAGCATCTTTTATTTCATTTACAGCTGTTTTCGCGTGGGCAGGGCAGTAAGATGAATCTTTCCTAGCATTGAACTCAGTACCGTCTTCTCTCTTGCTGAAAGATTTCAAGTACTTCTCAATGAAAGGCCTACCACCAGCATACGTGAGACGGAACTTCTCCCACTCTGTCACTTTCTCATTATAGAGTGGGTGTCTCAGACTGATAATGCTCTTAGTAGTACCTTTACTAGTGGGTGGGTCAAGGACGATCTTATGACTACCACCTGCATTGGTGTTATTTAGTACGTTGTTGGCCATGTTAGCCTCCTAAATGGGCGAATTCATATCTTGTGAGCTAAATGCTCCTGTTCCTACTTGTAGAGCGATTTCAGCATAGTTATTTGCGTGTGCAAAATGGTCATCTTTCGTGTTCTCGTATACACCTTGTGGGTTACCGTTACTGTCCCGCTTATAGACCCTTACTGGTGCAGTTAGATGACTAATATACTCTGGAGTAGTATCTATCGGAATTCTAATAGTACCATTTCGGAAACGAGCTAAGCTCACATCAAGCCAAGTGGTTCTGTCGACTGTTACTCGACATTCTTCTTCAGCATGCTCACGGATGATCTTACCACTTGCACCATTACCGTATATGCACAAGTGTACCTTACCTCGGAAACGATTAGCGAACTCCAGTGCCTTTCTCGTTTCCGGCTGGTTATCAATTATAGCATGTGCAACATTGTATCTTATCACCAAGTCGTCTAGTTCCTCGAAATGGTCAACAGTACCAGCTACTAACACACGACAATCAGATAGCAAATTTATGTCGTTGGTCATCCGTTTCGTCATCGTGTACTGGTTGATAGTATAGTGTAGCTTTGTTCCTACATCTATACCCATACATACATAGGCATTAGCAGGTGCCTGGGTTAGGCTAATATAGCCACCCTTGCAGTCTTCGACATCTTTTTCACTTAACTGTGCACCTTCAACGGCATGGGTTACACCCATCTTGGAATTATAGAACTCCTGCTCATCCGTGGCGTTGGTCTTACTGGTTAAGTATAGCTGCGCGATCTTCCATGGATCAAGGCGACAAGAATATAGTTGGTTAACATGGAAGCCTCTTGTTAAGCTGTCTAGCTTACTACTTACCCATTCGCCTTTACTGAATATCGCTGGCTTATCAGCATGAGGGATGATACCCTGACACTCTTTACAGACTAGGTAGGTATCAACTAGCTTCGGGTCATTAGCATCATCACTTGTTATCTTCATACAATCAGGAAAAATTAGCTCCGTCATCTTACTGCAACATGGGCAAGGGAAAAAGAAATGATCCT